GGGCCCCGGGCAGGGAGACGGAATCCATGCCGGCCACCCCTTCGGGGACCAGATAGACCACCTCGCCCACCACGTAGCAGCCGCCGGTGAGGGCGGAGCTGATGGCACTGCCGGCGGTGTTGCCGGCGGTGGCGATGGAGTAGAGCTTGAGGGTCAGATCGGTGTTGGTGACAACGGGCGACCCGAAGGCGGTCTGCACCAGCTCAAAGCCGGTGGGCACCTGACCGGCTGCATCGACCACGATCTTGGCAGTGCCGTTCGACGCGGTGCGGATGGCACCAGCGGCGATCGAGCCAGCGGCGGATGCGGAGATCGCGGCCGTGGAGATGGCGAGCAGATCGGTGGCCGTACCAACCAGGCCGCTGCCCAGATCATCAGCTTCCTGACGGCTGCCGGAGCTGTAGTAGCCAGGCTGGGCATTGACCGCAGGAACGCGGAAGCCAGTGCGGATGACGACAGAACCGGAGGGAATGAACAGCCCGGTGATGTCAGCACGGGGCTTGTCATCAGGGCGCAGATCCGGCGAGAGGATTTTGAAATCCCAGCTGGTAGCGCCGGCCGTGATGTGAGCGACACCCACCTTCCGCACGGCCAGCCAGCCGGGGCAGAACATCAGGGCCTGCTGCTTGCGATCACGGGGATCACCAGAAGCACGGCCATTGGTGGAGAAGTCGTCATTGGGCGATGCGTAGGCGTTCAGGTGAACGACGGCATTGCCGGGAAAAATCTTCTTGTAAGACTCAGCCATGGAAAGTTACCTCTTGGATGGGTGAAATGTCCTCCTTAGATTCAGACGGAGTAGATGAAGCTGTGGGCGATGGTGACGAAATCGAGATTCAGATTTTCGAAGCCAGCGAACAGGCTCCAGATGAGAATCACATAACGCGAAAAGTCATCATTGCTGTTGATGAGGACTTGCGCATTGTTCCCGCCGACACCAATGCCGATTGCCTGCGGTCCGAAGAACATCGCTGTAGCAGCTCGGGTGCTCTTCGCGGTGTTGGCCGAGAAGCCCGACGCACCGTCAATCGACACCGAATAGTTATACTCGGGGACGTTAGTTGACTCGAAGAAGCGTACACCCTCAAACAAAAAGCCCTGCGGCATTGTTGGCGCTCCGGCTACAAAGCCGGCTTGGCCATAGGCGGGGCCCATTCCCAGGAAATTCGATGCGTTAGGCGCCATGAATGGCTGCATCGGATTCACCATCCCGTTGCCAGGATAGCGTGCGATCTCCCTGAAATCTTCGTCCTGCCTGAGGTGCATGAGGAAGGGAGGATCGACCAGTGCTCGATAGTAACCATCCGCAAACGTCGGGACGTTGCGAGCACGCATATCGGTGACGACCTTGAGTAGATCGTTCTTCACCGAGAACTTGGCCTGGTTCTCATCACCAGCGCCGGAGACATCATAACCAGGTGTTGCCAGACCGGCTTCACTCAGGCCGCCAGGGAAGTAGTAACCACCCTGCTCTTCATTGGCTTGACCGCGAGAGTAAGCCTTGTAGAGTTCGTTGATGAACACACGATCGCGCCAGCGGCGATAGTCGTCCAAAAGTGTTAACGAACCGATCGACTGATGGAAGACTCCGATATTCCCAGTGTCCAAAAGTAGACGCTGAGCGGTTAGTAAATTCTCCCGGCTGACCTTGAAGGTGCTGGGCTGGTCAGGCTCAACCGGATCAGCGGGGCCGGTGTATTCGTGAAGCGTCACCAAGACCTTCTGCTTGGTGATGTTCCGGCTGCTGGCGGTGCCGATGGTTTGATCAGGATTCCGCTGACGGGTTTCCTTGGAACCAGGCGCTCCCCAGTAGCTGTATCGATCAAGCTGGACCGTCTGGCCCGGCATTTTTGAGAAATCGTGAACTACGACTGGCTCGATTGCCATCTCCGCCACATAGGTCGGATGCGGCCTGTAAAGCTCTGCCCCAAGGATCTTGGGAAAGTCTGAATCAATCCACAAAACGGAAAGCGCCTCCAGCGCGAAATCGATGTGGAGGCAACCGGCGTTGATCCGGCGTGCCTTAAGCCGGATGGTATGTACCCTTATGCCTGTGTAAGAACAACTGCAATGGCTGGCACGCCACGGACAATCCTCAACCCCTATGAATCGGCGGCCTTGACGCGACTGGTGATGTCCTTCTGTTTGGGCAAGGGCTCGCTCTGCCTGTACAGCCGTTGCTATGTCCTGCAGATCGCCCAACCCAATCGCGCTGGCGACTACGCCCACTACCAGTGGCGGCGCATCTGCCAGTTCATTCCGACCGCCAAGGCACCGCGCTTCCACCCCCTCGGGCCCGACGGCGAGGGGGAGGGAGATGATCGCGGCCAGTGGCGGCTGCGCGTCACCAGCCGCTGGTTTGAGACGGCCTACAACATGCTCTATCCGCTGAGCGGTGCGGATCCCGAGAGTGGCTTTCGGCCGTTCCGCATCGAGCAGCCGGCGCTGGAGTTGCTCGGCGCAGAGGCCATCGCGTCGCTGTGGGCGGATCGCGGCCGCGTCCTGCGCGGCACTGGAGCACTCAAGGGCCAGCTGAACCTCAGCCGCATCTCCTTTGAAGAAGCGGATCTGCTGGCTGCCTGGATCAGCCGGCTGACGGGTGCCAGCGGTGAAGTGGACCGCAGCCCCCGCAACGCCAATGCCCCGATGCTCTTCCTGGAGCAGGACGATCTGCTGGCGATGCTGCAGGCCTTGCGCCCCACCTGGATGGCGCAGGCCCCCTGCCTGCTGAGCAAGTTCCAGCCGGAGCTGCCGCCGCCATCGAAGGCAATCCCGCGTCGCTCGCGCCGCCGCCGCCTGGCGCTGTCGGCTGCGATCGAATCAGGCCCTGCCGGTGTGGCGCCGGTGCCAGCGGAGCGGAAGCGCAACCGGCGCATCCCGGTGCAACGGCCGATGCTGCCGCCGCTGCTCAACCAAGCAAGTTGAGTGCTTCCAGGAAGTAGGGGGACTGGGCGAAGCGCCTCTGGCCCGTCCCCTCCAGATCAGCGCTGACGGCCTGGGCGGCTGGCCTGGACTTGAGGCTGCTGCCCAGATCGGCGATCAAGGTGTTGAGGTTCTGGCTGCTGCTGATCGCCGCGGCCGCCAATGGCGACACGTTGCTGCTGGCGCCGGCGAGCAGGGGGGTGAGATCAGCGCCGCCGCCGCCGTTGCGTGCTGCCAGGACCGCCAGCAGGGCGCCTGCATCGCCGTTGCCATCGGATGACACGGCTCCGCCGCCGGGGGCGGCTGCTGCAGGCGCCGGGGCGCTGCTGGCGGGGGCTGGTGTACCGCTGTTGCCCGGGTTGGGCGCAGCTCCCAGTCGTCGGTTGTAGAAGTCGAGGAGCCCCTGGCGGTCTTTCACCGGCTGGCCGTAGAAGCTCTTGCCGGCACTGGTGGGCAGGGACGCCCACTCCGGTGCCAGGCGATTGAGCGCAGCGCCGTCGAGCGGCTTGGTGGGATCGACGCCGCGGCGACGCACCAGCTCCAGGGCGGCCCTGTCCTGGTTCTCCGGCGTCATCGCCAGGTTCTGGCCGCTGTTGGCGCCCTTCCAGGTGGGGGAGAGGAACTGATAGGCGCCGGTGGCATCCGAGGCGTAGCCGCCGCTGCTCACCACCCGCCCCGGGTGGGGCTTGGATGGATCCACCTTCTGATACCCGAAGGTGATGTCATAGCGAGGACGGCTGGCCTTGCTGTCCCAGGTGCCCTCGGCGTAGCTGATGGTGTCCAGCAGGGCGCGCTGTTGCGCCGTGATGCCACTCACCGCCGTGCTCCGCTGAGCATCTGGTAACGGCGTGAGGGAGCAGGGCGCTCGCCGGTCTGCTGAGCGCGTTCGGCTTCCTGCGCTGCGGCGTCATCGCTGAGGCCCTTGGAGCGGAGGTTGGCGTGATCTTCGCGGAACTGCTCGATGCGCCGCTCGCGCTCCAGCTTGCTTTCACCGCCGCGGCCGATGTTGCGTTCACCGGCAAAGCGAGGGCGTGGGCCGGCCTTGGCCTCAGGGCGGCCTTCGCCCGGTTGCGCCGCGGTGGGCGACTGGGTGTGGCGTGCTGCAGCAGCAGCCACCTCATTCGATCCCGCGAAGCGTCTCAAGGTTTCGCCGTAGCTGCGGAGAGGGTATGGAACCCAGCCAACTTGCGCCG